GGTAGCCATCTGCTCCATCTCTGAATATGCGACTAAATTACTCATACAAAAATATCCTTTAATGTGATTAAAGTATCAATGACACTGCTGACAGTCATCACCCATACCGCTAGATCTAAGTTATTCATTTGACTAAGAACCTCCGAGAACCTGGCTGCTCAATAACGAACTTCTCATAAATATCGGGCATAGCCTGTTTAAAGAGTGTGGTGTCGAACTTCTTAGCGGGTTTGCTGTTACGCCAAGTTATTAGCGTGTTGCCTTGAATGTCTAATAACTCCGATTTCCCGCCCATTTCGTTGCGGATAAGGACTTCTCGTGCTTCCGCAAGATCCTCCAAATGCTTAATCTGATTCTTAAGATCTTTAAGTTCGCTAACCAGTAATTCAAACTCACGAGTTGCCACAATCGTGCCCTCATTACTGCTTGGATACATGATCTTGGTTTGCTCAACAGTTTCAGCAGGAGGTAATGTGCCAGCCCTACAAAAACCCCAAACTTCTGCCATTTTCTTAATGAGGTCATCTTTTTCAGTGTCCGTGATATTAAAGCGGAATGTGCAAAACTCTTGTCCACCAAAAAGCACAGCAAGGACAATATCAGTAACGCCATGACAAGCTGCTTCGTGAACGAGTTGTGCATAGTCAGCATCAGGAATCCGATTAGTGTCAGTATCAAATTTGCTACGAACGCCAGCATTGTAGTTTTTAGCTTCAACAAGTGTCTTACCATCACAAGAAATGAAATCAAAATGACTTCTAAACCAATCGTGTTTTGGATGAGTAATGGCGTAGTCTGCATCTTTTAACTCCATGCGTAGGCGATCACTTGCCAAGCGACCAATGGTAGGTTGCATAACATGACCCATCTGCACTGCTTCAATGTGTGATAGGTCTGGCAGGTCTTTCTTGCCTTGCTTCTCAAGAATAACATCCACCATCTTGCCGTTGGCTACCTTGCGACTGTCACCACTCCAAATGGCTGAATTGCGTATTTCAGGCGCAAAATCAGTTTGATTATTCATTTGAATTCCTTTCTTTAATCATGAAATCAGCCATTTGATAAGCAGCCTTAGCAATCACAAAATCGTCAAAATTGTTGTTGGTGCATTGACCAATCATGGCTTGCATAGCTTTGGCTGCAAAATAATCACGCAAATCCATGCCGTCATTTGTTGGGTATTGGCTATATGATTTTGGAAATGCTTTCATTCCATCATCTCCAATGTAGTAATTAGCATGGTGCGGTATGAATTTATGTGATCTTCCAATCTGCCAATATTTTCTTCATGCAATTCGTTCTGCTTCTCATAAGCACGAATTTCATCAATGAGTTGGTCAATCTCATCCTCTTGCTTGGCGATAATCTTTTTAAGGTTCTCGACCTGCTTATCTTCATTGGGCTGCTTTTTACGATTCTTTGCGTCTTTTTCAAGTTGCTTGTTAAGTTCATCAAAAGACAAGGTTGTCTTTTGGTCAGGCGTGAGCGGAAACGCCACATCTTTCTGTGCTTTCATAAATACTCCTTGTAGTTAGGTTTAGTTATCTACCGAATGGAATGGTAGAGAGGTCATCTAAATCTTCAGGTGAATACTGAGGATTCGGATAGGGTTCAAACCACTTGGCGTTGATACCACAGCCACTGGCGGTAAGATATTCACGCTCTATGCGGGCGTAAAAGTATTTGGGTTCTCCCGTAACGGGATCGGGGCGTCTTGTGTTTAAGCAGTAGCCCGTGCTTTGCTGGTAATGCAAACAGTCTTTACAGAGTTGCATGATTATTCTCCAATTAAATAGTTAGGTCTTTACTACAATTACAACATTACAGCATTATTTTGATTAGTGCAATAGTTTTTATTTTTTGTTGCATATTTGCACCATTACAAAAAGTATGATTTAATTCGGGTGTCGGTGTGAAGCCCGAATGTTAGAAACCCTTAACGGGTGTTTTGTAGGTTTAATAAAGTGTCGCAAGCCCATTTTCTTAAACCGCTTCACTACAGAACATCCTTTAAGGGTTTTTCTTTTGGGGCTTTACTGGCGTAACGGGGGCATTACCCACCCCTTCTAAACATTGTGACGATGGATAGAGATAAACAAGCTGGCTAGTATCTGGAGGACCTTTACAGGGCTGCCCCTCTTTAGTTAAGCAGCAAGATAAACGATAGTCACTCTCATTTTTGAGATCTCCCGCTTTTTTAGCGGGTTAGGTGCTTAGCAGTGCGAGGTTTAACCCTTTACCTAATATATAGGAATAAAACGGTTTAAAACGGTTTATAGGCGTAAAAAAGGGTAGCGATTAGGCTACCCCTTATTGATAGTTAGAAAACGCTCTATAGCGCCATTAAAAGATAAATTAACGGTATTACAGCAATACAGCACGCTATCAATATGATCTTATCTATTACGGTATCGTGGTAATCCATCAGTAGATCCTCCCAGGTTTAACGGTTGACTGCCAGGCATGAAAAGACAAGGGAATAATCCCTTGCTTAGCAGCCCAGTAACAATATGCGCTGTATTTATCCCTGGCGCTCATAAGCAATACCTAGGATTTACGCCAGCTTGCTTTTTAAATTCATTCCAGCGTGCATTAGCCCTAAAATTAGCGATACGGTAAACCTTGCGCCAATCTTTTATATTCTCATCAGCGCAAAAATCACAGATTGCTAACATCTCATCACCGCAAAAATCCCTGGTATTGAGAATTAGCTCTACAGCGTTATTGATTTGATTTTCTGAAATAAACATAAATTCCTCCAGTAGTTAGGTATTGATTAGCAAGTGCTAATCCTGCAAGGCACTACCTAAGCAATGCCCTGCAAGTTAGTACTAGGCAGCTGCCTGGTTTGTTATGGCATCAAGTGAATTGATGTAATCGGCTGCCTTTTGAGCCAGTGCAGCAGCGTTAAAAATTGCCTTGTTATCAGCTTTGAGGCACTTTAGCCATGATCCGATGTAATCAGCGTGGCGTAGATCACCTTCAATTCTGTAATCCTGGCATAAAAAGGCTGCACCTAATTCCGCTACCAATTCCTCAAAACTATAGGCTGCATCAGCAAACCGTTTTCCCTTAGTACGATCTAAGCGTGTTGATGATCCGCTCCAGTGGATTAGCTCATGCAATGCTGTGGCGTAATAATCGCTCTCACTCTTAAAATCAGCCTTGTTAGGTAAATAGATGCTATCTTCATCCCTTCTGTAAAAGGCTGAATTAGATCCATGCTTGATATTAGCGCCAGTCTTTAGCATACGATCCTCCAGGGTAGGTACTGGATTGAATGGTTTTTCTTCAGTCTTTTCTTGCTTAACTTCAAACCCTTCCACCTGGTTTACATTAAAGACGAAATACGATTTTAGGCAGTGATAGGTAGCTACTTCAGGGCTACCGTTTTCAGGATTGATTACATCTTTCTTAATAGGTGAGTAAAAAACAATCATTGTGCCCTTTTCACCTTTTTTGACTGATGCACCTAATTCCTGCCATTGCTTGAATGATGCCCAGTAAGGCATAGAATAACCGCTCATGCCTAGAATTAAGCGGTTGATGCCCTGATACGGTTTTTTCGTAACAATGTTTTGATCTTCATTATTTGAATGACTTGTCCAGGGTTTAATCCAGGGCGCTGCACCGTTTTCTAATTCACTGATGATGCGATCTGTTACTTGCTGATAGATTTTGTTTTCCATTTTGACTACTCCCGTTAGGTTAAGAGTTAACATAGCCATATAGCTATGTAATGATTATAACTATACTAATCATATATAAGTAAACAATAAATTAAACAATTTTTTCTATTGTTGTTTTTAAATCAATAGTTTGATACTATCGCTATAGCTATAATTCTATAGTCTATAGATCTATAGTCTATTTTCTAGAATGTATAGGATCTATATATCTATAGTTTGTCATATAGGTTAGTAAATATATGTATAGCTATAGCATGAGGGTAATTGAATGGGGGATGGATTAACTACTCTCTTACCGCTTTTAAAAAGGGATATTGTGCTTAGCGTATGCCATAATCTACAGATAAGCATGATCTAGGACTAAATGGCGCTCCCTGCTAATCATCAATTAGCTATACCGAGAATTGCCCTAGTGTTTGGGTCGAATGTCGGTGTGGAGCGTGCCCCACTCGCATCTTCCCCCAAAAAAAATTACAGTTTTTCTAGCACTACCGTGTTCTTAGAAAGATAGGGTTTAGCAGCGGTGGTGTAAATAATCCGTTTAGAAACAGTATCTTGGTTGTAAATGTTATGGGTAGTCCACATTGGACCAGTATCCACACCCAGGATGTTATCCACATACAGTGACAGATTTCCGATGTCAGTGACCGTCATTTTGCGCTCTAAAGTACTCTCACATACCCCAGTTGGGTAGGTTGTAATGACTTTTAAGCCTTGATTACAGAGTTCTTTAGCCTTGTCTATAAACCACGCCTGGTTGTAGTCGGGAAGCTGCCCAGATTGGGGAGGGCTGTTGACTATCAGCCAGTCAAATCGTGGGTACTCTCTCGCCTTTAATGCGGGGTACTCGAAGAGTAGATCCTCCTTGCAAGCTATAGGATTGGAAACTTCCAGCCTGTCGGATAGATAGTCGTACCAAGACAGATGGAAGGCTACCCAGTCACGCCTAGCTCCGTGATGGTAAAAGAAGTTCTTATAGCCGATCCAAGCGTTGTGAGCATTGGGTGGAATGGATAAATCCTGTAGCTGAACAGATACACCTTCGCATAAGGGTTCTAATTGACTGTGATACTGTGGATTGCAATGATGAACAAACTCTAAATGGGGTTCTTGCTTACACACCATTCTGAGATAATGTAAGTGAATAAGGTTATCGCCTAGATGATATTCGTTGTATGTGTGTATCATGATAGTGTATGATGAGTGAAGTTATTAGGAGAATACTAGCATGACTATTGCAGTTGAAAAAAATATTCCGATACCCCCTGAGAAAAAGCGTAATGTGTACCCATATAAGGTGATGGAGGTCGGTGAATCATTCTTTGTGCCAACGGGGAAGTTACAAATTGTCTGCAACGCCAACTACAGATCAGGTAAGCAGTTAAACAAGAAATTTATCGCCAGAAAAGAAAACGAAGGAGTGCGAGTATGGAGAACGGAGTAAGCAAGAAGGAATCGGTAGAGCAGTACATTGAGAAAGCCGATGACTTTGCTAAAAAGAGCTATATGGACCGTATCTGGCGTATGGATAAGGAACAGATCTTCCATGAGCTGATGCGGGTGCATGGCGAATCCTCCAAGCTGCTCTTTGCAGCTCAGATGGAGATAGAACACTTACGCAATCTGCTTGATCCTGAGCAAGATGGCGATGCCATCCACTGATTACGAGAAGCTAATCGCAGAACGCCTACTTTATAAGACAGAGATGCTAAAAGCGCTCTCTTGCCGAACCAAAAAGCAAAAGATCAAATTAGCAGCCGAGTGGAAAGCCAAGTACAGTCAAATGACTTATGACGGACTAATCGCCTTAGCCAAGAATCATTCTGCACGCCTAAAGGTAGCGTATTGGGATATAGCCAACTTTGAAACCAAGAAACTGAATAAGCACAATTGAAAACCGCAGCAGTAGTGACCGTCACTAACGGCAAGCGCCCAGAAGAACTGGACCAGTGCGTGCAGTCCGTTAAAAAACAATCTTATCCCTGCACTCACTACATCGTCACAGACTATTGGGATTCTTTCCTGCAAATCAAAAAACTATACCCTCATTGTCGGGTTTGTTATTGGGATGACTATGTAGGCGGTAAAGATGTTGAAGGCAGAAGGCTATATGCAGCTTCCGCTTTTCTTGTCAATGAGGATGTCGTGTTCTTTTGCAACGATGATGACTGGTACAAGTTAAACCATGTGCAATCTATTATGGAAAAAATTGAACAAGGTTATGATTGGGTTTACACCCTACGGTCCGTGTATGACAAGGAGGGGAACTATTTGCTTGACGATAACTGTGAAGCCCTTGGCGAGCTACACGACTGCTATCAAGCACCAGGTCACCGCTTTGTAGATTGGTGTATGTGGGGTATGAAAACGCCTGTCCTAAAAGCCTTAGCCAATGTACTGTCTGAACCTGGCTGGGGCGGGGATCGTAAATTCTATAAAGCAGCCCGTCAATTCTTTCCTAACTTCACTTGGTCGGGCGAGCGCACCTTTTGCTTTCGATTGGGCGGGAATGAATATTCCGTCAAGCAAGATTTCTTTGAAATTGGTAATTACACAATGAACGGCAAGTACGACAATCAATTACCTTGGCTAACTAATGAAAAACTTTGATTTACAAAATTTTTACCACTTTTGCCGTCAACTGAAAATTGAAACAAAAGAACAAGGCTTACGCAAGATGGATAACCTCTTGGGTACGCAAACCTATGTTATGCAGGAAATCACGAAGGGATTGCAAGACGATTGCCATTTCTTTGTCATATTGAAAGGAAGGCAACTTGGCATCACTACAATATCACTCGCACTTGATCTCTACTGGCACTTCACCCATCCAGGGCTTCAAGGCACACTCACAACTGATACGGAAGAGAATCGGGATATGTTCCGATCAACCCTTGCCATGTATATGGATGGTTTGCCCAAGGAGTACCGCATCCCGATCCTTGCTCACAACCGAAATCAGCTTTCCCTCAAGAACCGCAGCCGTATCTTTTATCAAGTCGCTGGGCTTAGAGCTAAAGGAAGTCTGGGTCGTGGTAAGGCTATTACATACTTACATGGAACAGAAACCTCAAGCTGGGGCGATGAAGAAGGATTAGCTTCTCTCCTAGCTTCCCTTGCTGAAACTAATCCAGATAGGTTATATACATTTGAAAGTACTGCTCGTGGTTTTAATATGTTTCACGATATGTATGTTACTGCTAAGCGTGCTAGAACT